AATCCCTTACCCGCTGGCCCGGCACATCGGGGCGACGTTCCGGCCATGCGCAGCGTGATCCTCCTCCTCGCCCTGACCTCCTGCGGCCCCGCCGTCGTCCCCACCGTGACCATGATCGGCGCTGTGGCGGGCACGGTTGGCACGACCGAGCAGCTTGGGATCACCGGGCTGGCGGACTGGATGGCGCTGAAGAAGCCGGCGGCGTGTGGAGCGGGGAAGTGACGTGCGCAATGCCCCGTCGTCTAGCGGTAGGACCATGCACTTTGACTGCGGCAACCGAGGTTCGAATCCTCGCGGGGCAGCCAAGATCGCGGCCGAGATCGTGGAGGAGATCGTGGAGGAGATCGTGGCGCTTGGGTGGTTTGCCTTGCTTATGGGTTGCTGGTTCTGGCTCGCTCATCGTGCTTATGTCTGCCAATCTGGAACGCTGTGGCTTATAGCATTCGGTGCTATGGTAGCGGCTGTAGGTGGCTCATATTTCATCTTGCTTTGGATGTATGGCTTTCTTGGCTAAGAACGGCTGGGATGACCGGCTGGAATGCCGATGGACGAGAGCGCACCTGTCGGTTCGGGTCCGGCATGACCCGCGTCCTCGATCGCCGCGCGCTCGGGCGACGTAGGAGGCGGTATGCGCGTTGAACGGATTGGGGCGGCGACGCTGCGTCACGGGAATGACACAATGGATGAATACACCGCCTTTCTCGCAAGCAAGGCGCCAACCGCAGCGTCCTGTGGCATGGAGCCGTGGGCGTGCAACTCGGCACTATTCGACTTTCAGAAGGCTGCGACTGAGTTCTGCCTACGTCGCGGGCGCGCGGCATTGTTTCTCGATACCGGCCTTGGCAAGACGATCTGCGAATTGGAGTTTGCCTATCAGGCCGGCGACCATACGAACGGCAAATCGCTGATCCTGACGCCTCTCGCCGTGGCGCGACAGATTGAGCGCGAGGCCAAGCGGTTCGGCTATTCGGCGCGCGTGGTGCGGGATGCTTCCGAAGTCGAGTGCGGCATCAACATCTGCAACTATGATCGGCTCGATAAATTGGACCCATCAGTGTTCGGATGCGTGGTGTTGGACGAGTCGAGTATCCTCAAAAGTTTTATGGGGAAAACGACCCGCGCACTGATCAATGCCTTTGCCGATACGCCCTTCCGTCTCGCCGCTACCGCGACGCCAGCGCCGAACGATCATATCGAGCTTGGCACACATGCCGAATTCCTTGGCGTCATGTCGCAGGCTGAAATGCTAGTGCGGTGGTTCATCAACGACAGCAATGACACCGGCGTATGGCGCCTCAAAGGTCACGCCGTCGAGTCGTTTTGGGATCGGTGCGCCTCATGGGCCGTGATGGCGGAAAGCCCGGAAGATATGGGGTTCGACGGCTCGCGGTTCGTCTTGCCGCCGATGAATGTGGTTCGACACCGCGCGTCGTCATCCATTATCCCGACCGATGGGCTGTTTGGCTTCGATGTGAGCGCGACGGCGATCCACGACTTGAAGCGTCAGACTACCAAGGCGCGAGCCGAAGCAGCGCAGCATATCGTGGGCGAGAGCACGGAACCTTGGCTGATCTGGGTTGACATTGACCATGAAGCCGATGCGATCCGCCGCGCCATCCCGCACGCTGTCGAGGTCCGCGGTTCAATGCCTGCCGAAAAGAAAGAGGCCGCAATCCTGGCGTTTCTCAACGGCGAGGCGTCGCCGCTGGTCACGAAGTCGTCCATCTGCGGCTATGGTCTCAACATGCAACACTGCGCAAATATGCTGTTCGTCGGTCGGTCCTTCTCTTACGAATCCTGGTATCAGGCCGTGCGCCGATGCTGGCGCTTCGGCCAGCTGCGGCCCGTCAACGTGCATATTATCGTGGCGGAAGGCGAAGACCAGATTGGGCGCGTAATAGACCGCAAGGCGGAAGGGCATGCCGAGATGAAAGCCGCCATGCGCGCGGCGACGCGGCGGAACTTCGGGACCGAGCATCGGACCCGCGTTGCCTACAACCCAAAACATGAAGGAAGGTTGCCGACATGGCTGTGCGCTGCCTGAACGAACTGCATGGAGAGAATTTCGCGGCCTACCACGCAGATTGTGTTGATCTGGTGCGGTAGCTGCCGGACAGGTCGGTGGGCTTCTCTGTCTACTCGCCGCCATTCTCCAACCTGTTCTGCTACTCCGACTCCGAAGCGGATATGGGCAACAGCACGGACGACGGCGAGTTCATCCGCCATTATGGATTCCTGCTGACGCAACTCGCGCGCGTTACGAAGCCGGGGCGGTTATCCGCCGTCCATTGCTCGGACCTACCCTTACAGAAATGGAAAGACGGTCTGATCGGCATCAAGGACTTGTCTGGTGATATCATCCGCGCGCACCAAGCGGCCGGCTGGGTCCTGCACTCGCGCGTGACGATCTGGAAGGACCCTGTTGTCGAGATGACGCGCACGAAGGCGCTGGGTCTGCTCTACAAGCAGTTGCAGAAGGACAGCACCCGCTCGCGCACCGGAATGCCCGACTATCTTCTGGTGTTCCGTGCGCCCGGCGAGAATACCGAACCAGTCGGCCAAGACAGCGCCAAATTTCCCGTCGAACGGTGGCAGCAATGGGCATCGCCGGTGTGGATGGATATCCGGCAAACGAACACGCTCAATGTCGCGGTGGCACGCGAGGACAAGGATGAGCGCCACCTTTGTCCCCTACAGCTGGACCTGATCGAACGTGCAACCCTGCTCTGGTCCAACCCCGGCGATATCGTCCTATCACCGTTCATGGGCATCGGCTCAGAAGGCTTCGTCGCCTTAAAACAGCGGCGCAAGTTTGTCGGTGTCGAACTGAAAGAAGCATACTGGCAGGTGGCATGTCGCAATCTCGCGGCGGCAGAGGACAATGCGCCTGACCTATTTATGTAAGCTGCGGACTGATGCTCCGCGCTGGTGCCCTCCACCGCCCCGCCCCACCCGCCCCACGCACCGCCGACCTGTTCGAGGAGAATGTTGGATGACCGCAGCAAACTTCCGAGCCACAGCGTTGCTGCCGGGCGGTGCGGCGTGAGCGACGGCGGGATTCCTGGACCAGCACCGAAACGCCGCAAGGTCCACAAGGCTGCGAAGATTAATGAGAACGGTGACGTATCGGCGCTGTGTTTTGAGCCGCCGAGAGCAATTAACATGAAGACGCAGACCTGGACGCTCACAGATCGTTTCGTGACGTGCGGCCATTGCCGGTCGATGCTCCGGGCCTTGGCAGCATGACCCGTCACTTCGGCCTCTCCCCACGCCACCCCGATCAAGACGCGGGCGACTTCCTGGCCGTGCAGTCGGATATGGCGCAGGTCGAGCCTGACGACGCGCCGCAGGGGACGCCGTGGTGGGGTGGGGCGGCGCTGGTCCTGGGGGTCATTGCTGTCGTGGTGGCGGCGGTGTTAGCGTTTCGTGGTTAGGCGGCGATCATCCGTCCCTTCGGCGCACGGTCCCGCATGAACCGAGCACCCGCGCCCCAGAAGCCCTGCACCTGGCACTGATCCCAATACCGCACGACCAGCTTTGAATGATGCTGCACCAAGCTCAGATGCTTGGAACAGAAGATGTCATGCCAAGCATAGTCCCAGCGATCATCTTTGCCCCACGGGAGCGTCAGCGCGTCGCCGCGGTGGACCCGCACGCGCGGGTCGGTAATTGTGCTGCCGACGATTCCGATGATCTGGACATCGATCTCGACCACGTCGATCTGTTCAACTTCGGGCTTGAGCAGCAACCCGCGCACTACGCAGCCGAGGCCGAGGCCAGTGATGAGCACGCGCCCGCTCGCATGGCGCCAGATCGGGAGGTGGCGGCGCAGTTCGACCAACCCGTCCTCCATCACGGTGTCGCCGACCTCCTGATGGATAGTCGCCTCGCTGAATTTGCAGAGGCGAGTGACGGTGGGGAATCCGAACTTGGCCTGGATTGTTTCGCGCGAGATCGGCCAGCGGCGCCGATCCGGAAGCCGCTGTATCTGCCATGTCCCGAAGGTCTGCGGCTTGATCGCGGACGGGCAGCGCGCGGCAAGGATGAAGTCGCTGGTGGACGCTCGGTTGCTTTTCATCGCGGCGGTTGCGGCTTGGCTGGCGGGGAGAGGGTGGGCGCAGCTTCATCCATCGAACCATCCAACGCCCAGCGCACGAACTCGATCGCCTGCTCCAGATCGGTCAACTCGCGCAAAATCCACTCGCGATTTGTCTCTCGGCTGGCGCCCGGCTCGGGGTTGAAACTTTCGAGTCCCCAGCGCTGAGTCTTACCCACTGCTTGCAATACTTCGCCGCACTCCTCCACAAGATAGCCGAGTTTCTGGTCGATGCTGACCGGGCGGTATTCTGGCTTCATCGCCTCGTCCTTTCCATCGGTGGCACTGGCACCATCGCATCCGGCGCCTCACACGTCGCCCAGCCCCGCGTGTGTGTCGCGCGCATGTCCCGCTTGGCAGCCGCCCGGCGCTGCTCGCACTGCGCCGCAGTGCGTTCGTCGACCCGATACGAGTCGATGTCGCCGGCGCGCGGGATGCCCAGCACCACCACCATCAGGATCGTCGCGGGGTCAGGCATCAATTTCTGTCTTCTAGCAACTTGCGGATTTCAGCGATGCGCGTAGCAAGGCGTTGATGCGAATCTCTGACGGCCTGCGGCGCCTTGGACCAGCCGTCTTCACCGGCGATGTTTGAGCAACATTCGGCAAAGTCGCGCCAAAGACCGAACCCCTCAAGCGCTAGGCACACGGTCTCCGCATGATAGCTTCGAAGCCAAAGGATTGCTTCGTCGGCTTTGATTTCAGTCGCCATCTTCCTTCTCCCCCATCCGCGCCATCAGCGCGCGGGCATTGACAATGGACGGCTCTTCTTCGTCGTAGCCTTCCTCGACAAGCTCCAACAGCCAACCGAGAGCTTGCATCGCCTCCGCGAGCGGGATCGCGGCGAGGGCGTCAATCGCGGCCTCACGAAACACCGGCCAAAGATCATCGACTGTCTGTGGCGTGTCCTCAGGCAGGCAACCGCGCCGCAAAAAATGCGCTCGGCAGATCGCCCGCGCCACCCTCTCCACCATCGCATTTGGCGGGGTCCAGTCAGCCATTCTCCCCTCCCCCCGCCCTACCGCGCAGAATCACGGCGAGCAGGGCGCAAGCTGGATGTGCGCAGATCACAGAACTAATGTTTGTCACCCACGCCATCCCCCGCAGCCGTCAGCTCCCTTTCGATGCTCGGCCATGCGGCGCTTCCTGTTCATGGTCGCTCACGGCAACCCTCCCAACCAATGCAGCAGCTTCGGCAATCCTACCCACGCGACCGTCGCCAGCAGCGCCGCGCCGACAATCCAGACTGCGGTGGTGAAGATCGCGAGGCCGATGATGATGCCCCGCACCCCCGGATCGCTGGTCCGCGCTGGGCCTTGGATGCGCTCGGGGTGAGGGATGGGCTTGGCCTGCCTGGGGTATGAGGCGGCGAATGTGGGATCGTATGCCGGCGGCGGCCGCTCGGGGATGGCGAGATCGTCATTCATGTGACTGTCTCCGGTGTAGGCTGCGGCTCGATTTCCACGTCCACCACGGACGCACGCAGCAGCATGTCGCGCGGCATTTTCACGAAGGCCAGCGCAACGCCAAGCCTGCCTGGATCAAGGTGCGCCGACCCGCGCAGCGAATACAGGAAGGCATGCACGTCGGCGAGTTGCTCGATGGCGCGGCGCACTTCCCAGGCTGACAGCTTACCCATCGACCGCCTCCCCGCCAGCCCGCGCCATGTTCGCCGCGAGCGCAATGATCTTCTCGACGATTCGCAGGCAGTCAGGCCGGTCGCTCGCGCCGCCAGGACCCCAGTGCTCCAGGGCTTCGGCTAGATTATAGTTCCGGCAGCCGGCGAAAACGCGACGCTGCCCGCGCATTAGAAAGCTGTCGAAACTGTACCTACGGCTGTCGATGCCGCCGTGGATGAAGCCGGGAAGCCCGGTGCAGCCGCTCGCATCGACCTCGGTGGCGGCGGGCAGGTCCAGCGTCGTCAGCCCGGTGCAGCCGCTCGCATAGACCCAGGTGGCGGCGGGCAGGTCCAGCGTCGTCAGCCCGGTGCAGCCGCTCGCATAGACCCGGGTGGCGGCGGGCAGGTCCAGCGTCGTCAGCCCGGTGCAGCCGCTCGCATAGACCTCGGTGGCCTGCGCGGGATTTTTCAGCAGCTTCGCCAGCGACATTCTTCTGCCGTTGACAATCAAGTAAATCTGCGTCTTGTCGGCCATTCTCAATCCTCCCGATGGATTGCTGCTACGTGCGTCAACTCGACCAGTTCCCGCGCCTCGCGCTGCCCGATCGCGCGCCACACCCGCAGATCGTCCAGCGCCGCGATGCAGATGCGCACCCCCTCATCGTCCACCGGGATGACGGTGGTCTGCGACATGACAACGGTCTCGACGCGCTTCCGGCCGGCCTGGTGCGCGTGCAACACCTCGCTGGCGACCTGGGCGATGGCGCGGGCGTGGACCCAGAGGCCGTCCGGCTCCATGACGGTCATGCGGATGGGGCGGCGCATCGTCGGCAGCAGCAGCGTGTCCATCTCAGCGGCCCTCCGCCTTGGCGAGCGCGGCACGCGCCATGAGGATGGCGACGGGCTGCGGCGTGTCTGGGTATTGGCGCAGCACCTCGTCCGAGCACAACGCGAACGGCTCGATCATCGTCTTGCAGGCCGCCAGCAGATCGGGCGCGGCGGCGATCAATGCGGCATTTCCCCCCACCGTCCCACGACCGAATTTATCAGCGTGCATCATGCAGATGATCTGCGCGTAGTAATCGCGATTCTGCTCGGCGTGAATGGAGAATCCAACGGGCCGGTTTTTGTGCTCTTCGGGGACGATGTAGAGACCTTCCCAAATCGTCGCCCACGGTCCCGGCGTGTGCGTGCTCGCCACCATCGCCTCGTCCATGCTCGCCTCCTCCATCACACCAGTGTCTTACCAGCGGCGGGTGGGTTGTTCAGTCGGCCCGCGATGGCATCCTCGACCCGCTGGAACTGCGCTGGCGCTTCGGCCTGCAACTGCGCCATCTCGCGGGCGACCTCTGGACCTTTGCGCCAGTCCATCGGCTTCGGGGCTTGCTCCATGCTGCGGATGAGAGCGTCGGCGTGGAGGACGGGGTCGGGGGTATCTGCCATCCGCTCCGTCGCCTCTCCGACCAACCGCGCCATCTCGGCCTTCTGCTCGGCGTTCGCCTTCTCCAGCGCCGCGGCGTACTGCTTACTGGCGGTTACCTTCTCGATGTCGGCTGGTGCTTTACAGTC